AAAAAGTTATGTAAAGAGTAATTGAATTAGTAAAGAAATTTCAGTTTGACTGGTACTTTTTCTTGACGTAGTACCAAAGTAGTAACCGACATTCTTCAATATCTCAGGAGCACGAATACTATAATGCTTACTAATGAGACGAAGGATCATGCTTCTGTCTATGTTTGTCTCGTCGAATTTTTCTCGTGGAATCGTGAAAGTATAATACATCTTTTAAAATCTCCTCTTTCCTGCTCTTGCCTTCTTCATAAGGATTTCATTTTCTATAGCATATCTAACCGCATCTATAGTGTGGTTGTTTCTGTCGGGGAAGTCCCCTCTAAGGTTGCCGTCTCTATCCATTTCAATTTCATAATCATTGAATTCACGTGCAGCATTGGGGCATCTGACAGGATCTATAATTATCTTGTCCAAGTCCTGAAGGAACTTTATTCCATTGTCTACACTGTCAGCGCCTTTCTTTGCACCGATGATATTGAGACCTAATAACTTGAATTCATTAATAGTTCTTGGTTCAGCTGAATCGGCAGTGACTAGCTTATTGAGTGGGTTAATCTCTTTTATGAGTTTCACGGCCTTGGCATTTGATAGTCTAGTTCCATATACTTCACCAAAAATAAAAAGACGCCTGCGCGTCTTGTCATAGTTTGCTTTGACATATGCCAATGGGTCACCAGCATAACCAAAGTCCAATCCGTTTTTTAATCTATCGAATACCTGTATTTCTTCGTCGGTTATCTCACGTATATCAAGGTTAGTGAAAACCTCACTACCTGTACCGGTTACCTCACCTAGATAGTCATGCTTATACTTATCGGGCTTTGTCTCCTTCATGTGGTCGGCTTCTATTAGGAACTGCTCCCCAAGCCACTGAGGTGGTGCCTGTAAGTAAGTTGTATGAGAGACATATGTATCATCCCTTTTTACTAGAACTTGCCTGTTGCACCAATTACGTTGTGATTCGGGTGGGTTAAATGAATAGAATACACAGTACTCATGCCCACCACGAAGAAGTGACTGATTGATATTGGTTATTTTATCGTATGTTTCGAATTCGTCGCATTCTTCATACCATACGTATTTTACATATCCGACAAACACCTTGATAGATTTCAACTTCTTAGGATTGTCAGCACCTTTGAATATTATCTGTTGTCCTGTCGGTCTGTATGTCATCTGCAGCTTAGATTCAGGTATGTCCCAGTCTTCTTCAGCCTTCAGCATGAATATGCCCCACTTAATCTGTTCATAGACTGAACCCCTTAAAGTGTCCTTTACACGTCTGATAACAACGGCATTACTCATTACACCACGTTTCGCATCTCTCATAATCCCTAGAGGAATCTCTGTGCCAATGAAAGAAGATTTTAAAGAACCACGTCCACCTTTAAGCCAGTAGTGTGTATATGCATTAGTCTTAACATATTTATGAAGATCATAGAACGCTGGGCCTATAATGTCAGAAAGCTTTGCTTTATTCGATGTCATCTATAATTACTATCTGTCCATTTGACTTGATGTCAAGACTGCTGCCAGGCTTATTACCACTCAAGTCTCTAATGAATTCTGCTGCCTTAGTGTCGCCCTTCATTGCCTTCTGAACCTGTTTAATGAGTATTGCATCCTGTACAGTCACATTCTTGCCATTTAAAGCTGCAAAGTTCTTTATTGTGTCCACATCAGCTATCTTACCGGATTTAAGAGACATGGAAAGAAGCGATGCAAGATTATCTTTCATTGCCTTCTTTTCTCTTCTTGCCTTGACAGATGCAAGTCCGCCCTTTCGGCCGTTCTCTCTTCTTTCTTCTGGTGTCATGTTTGCGAACTCACTTTTTGCCATTGCTATCACCTGCCTTTTTGTTTATTGATTTTTTGCTTGCTAAATTTATTTTAAATTCACACATTTTCAATAACAAAAAAGCAACCCTTGACGGATTGCCTTCTCTTATACTTCTAAATCTTTAGATTTGATTTTATAAAAAGGAGCCCTTAAAGAGCTCCTAAATCTTAGCAGTCAACCGGAATCGAACCGATGCCTTGTCTATCAACCTGTTCTGCCAGCCTAAACTATCTTCTGCTAAGATAATCATGCCATACTTTTTTAACGCTTTCAACCATTTTCTTTTCTTCCTTAGTTAATCTAGTAGCACCTTTTTTGCCATCATTCTCATTATGAAAATATCCGTGATGTACATGAGGGTCTAAGCCTGCATGTTTATGCCCAAAATTTATTTCTTTGACATGCTTGTTTTCTTTGTCGAAATATACAATTTTTATCAAATCATCTCCACCAGTAAGCGCATATACTCTTCCTTTTGTCATTGTTTCCATAAGACTTTCGGAATCTCTTGAATTCGATTGAATAAATTTAACATTCCCACTTACAAGTGCTTTACCATTAGAATCTTTTACAGCATGAAATTGTGAGCCGTATACATTTTTCTTTTTGCTTATTCCACTTGATGCACCTCTTCCACCCATTTTTTATACTTCCTTTTATTTTTTTCTAGTACTTTATTGAATTTATATGTGATATCTCTGCGTTTAAGATAGTATGCATCAGTATGCCAATGTCATCTTAAACCTTTCGAGTGCCTTTAACATTACATTGCATTCCAGTATGCTCTGTGTTTATTTATGCCTTTTTTACTGTTTCTTGGACTGTAATGTTTATCATCTTCAGCTTCCTTCTTTCGGCGTTCTTCGTACATTTTATCAATAGCTTTATCAGATAGAACAGAAGCTTTACCTTTTCCAATCTTGTTCACTTGCTTAATCATAGCGTCAACGCTTCCGAGCTTATCGTATATTGGCTGCAAATGATGCGTTTTTGAGTGAAAAAGACCGTCAAATCCTTCGCCCTCTATCGCATCTTGTACTTTTCCATTTATAACCTTATAGTGTCTTGTTCCATTTTTGTCAGTAAGGCTAAAACCATTATATTTTGCATTGCTCGCTTTGCCTCTTCTTATTCCACTTGATGCACCTCTACCACCCATATATATTATGCTCCTTTCGATATGTGATTTATATATTCTTTAATTTTTTCATTTTTTCTGTCACATGATTGTCATAGTATTTCACATTAGCGCCCTTGAAGTCATAGCCAATGTCACCACCATAAACAAGTATGTTCTTTGGCTTCAACCTCTTCATGGCTTCATCCATGCCCTGTGTCCATATCTTTGTGGCTTCCTTGCTGCGCTTAACTCCGATAGTAGAAACAGAAATCGTACTATTAGAAGGAATACCATCAAAACAAAAAGTAAATGTTTCTGGTTCAGCCCACGATACAGTGGGAATCACTCTAAGCCCTCTATCCTGATAGATCTGACCAATTAAACGGCTTCTGTATACATTCCATATCTTCATGGCCATAGGCATATCCATGTAAAGAGAAAAGTCAGGAGTAAGAATACAGTCAAACTGTGCTAGCTTATCAACATACATCTGAGGAGATGCCCAAATTCTTTCAAATTGATAGTCATCAATATAAAAATGAACACCTGATTCATATCTATTAGAATTCAACACATAATTGAAGCCAACAAGATCATCCGGAACATAGTCAATTCTTTCAAGTGTAGGCATTTGATAGAATCCTATTGCTCTAAGTTCATCATATTCATCAAGGTTATATGCGTTTCCTGTTCTTTCTCTTTCATTAACCTTTTCAGAATCGTCTTCCTCAGGTTCTTCAAAATCAATTGACTCAAACCCAAATGAATCCATGTCTATATTGATAATGTCATCAAGTTCACCGCTTAGGATTTCAAAATCCCATTCAGCTTTCTCTGATACCTTGTTATCTGCTAGTCTAAATGCCTTAATCTGCTCGTCTGAGAGGTCATCGGCTACTATGCATGGAACTGTCTCAAGTCCTAGCTTTAGCGCTGCTTTAAACCTTGTATGACCGCATACGATGATATTATTCTTATCAACAACTATAGGAACTTTAAAACCAAACTCCTTGATGCTGTTCATCACCATTGGAACGGCTTCATCATTCCTTCTAGGATTGCGACTATAAGGAATTAGATCAGCAATAGGCTTCTGCGTTATCTTGATGTCATTCATCTGTTATTCTCCTTCCTGGTAAAATAAAAAGAGGCTATATGTGCCTCTATCTCTGTATGGACTCTTATGTATTTACATAATACCACACTATTGTTATTACAAATCATTAACAATTAGGACTTTTTCACATAATAACTGATAATTCTTTAACTGCATCGAGTATATACGTTCTTACTGTTGCTGGAGAATAGTCCATAATTTCAGCAATATCATATACACTCAAACACTCTATATATCGATAAAACAGTATGTTTCTATATGTCATACTGCTCAATCTTTCAATAGAATCCTTTATTTCTTGCATCTGAGACAAGTATTCATCTTTCATGATGATGTAATCATTTTGAGTTTTAGGCTCGCCATAAGAACATCTTTGAGTATCGTCATATCTAATTGATTTGACATTAAGCATTTTATTGTTGATATACTCTACCCTGTTGGCCATGCTTTTATATGATTTTAGAAATGTTCTTGTCTCGTCAATTGTCATAAAGAATCCTCCTGATTACTCAAAAATAAAAAATAAATAAATCACTATCACCAGTACAAATAAAATAAAAAACAAAAATTAACCTCCTTTCTGGAGAAGAAGAAAACAGTCCTTTACTCTTCCTATTGGTTTTCAATTTCCGTCTTCTCTTCTCCCAGCAACATCATAACTTTTTAGTTGGATAGCAAAATTAGCGCTTCATACTCTTATTCTTTGCAAAAGAAGGTGAATGAGATTGAAGCAAAGCCATGACACTGCTGTTGTTTGTTGGTTTTAGAATAGAAAAATATGTTAGGGCATCAAGTTCATGAGAGGATCTTGCTTTTAGAAACAAATCTATTAAGAGTATCCTATTAGATTTTCTTATTTCAAAATTTTCTTATGAGTTAAATAGAAAGAACTCAATGCCCTGTTTGATTATCTGATGAATTCTGATTGAATGAATCTAGCTAGTTCCAGATATTCGTCATAGTCAGTTTTTTTGGTAGATATATCATCTAAAGAAATAATCATATTTCTATTATTTCGTGTTCTTGTTGCAATGATAACTCTATCTGCTTCGTAATTAACACCGTCATACCAGAAGTCTCCATTGTCTTTTTTGCCTTTGAAGTTCTTCAGATATTCCATACGCTGCTCTGCTAACTCCAACGAAAGAAAATATTCATCGAATACCAAAGTTGTTGGCGATTTCTTAGTATAGAACGCAATTCTGTAAGGATATGATTCTTTTGCATGCTTTTTTAGTTCAAATCTAACTCTTTCTAGATTGATAACAGAAAAATTATTTCTCATGTGTTCTTTTTCTTCTTCCGCTTCTTGATGTTTGAATACTTTGAACACTTCTACGAAATTACATTTTAATTTATTTGGTTTTCTTTCTATCTGTGGTTTTGGCCTTGGTTTAAGTTTAATTGTTGGTTCAATATCTTTAATAACTCCATCGAACCACTTAATCTTTAGGTGAAGATCATATTTATTTGAATTGTATATCTTACCATTTTTTGAATGGATTCTAAGAGTATCGTTTGAGATTCCAAAGAACTTCTTCATTTTATTACTGCTCCCACATGCTAATAAGCTTCCATCATCTGCATTGTATGCATAATAAGAACCAGTTCTTATCATTTTCTACGTCTCCTTTATCGTTGTTTTGAATTTATATTCAAAAATCTTTTTCTTAATCTTATATACTTCTGTTTTTCTGCCTTTGACATCTTCCACAACTTTAACTTTATTGATGTAATAGACGAAGTCAGCAATATACTCCATCCTTCTTCTCTTTCTCTTTTTGCCATCAATTTCGATTTCAAAAGGAGGGATTAACTCAAAAGGTACCTGTAATTGTAGATTATGAATTAATCCATCTTTTTCCATCTGCTTTAGTTCTAAATAGCGTTTTGCTTCTTTTTTAGAATCGAACGTGAAGCCGTCAACTGTAGTTTTTCTTGAGTTGTATTTGCTCATTAGAATTGGATATCCTCTTCATCCATGATTAAGCCTTCATCCTCGAACTGATGAATCAGTCCATTATTCGCATAGTTATTAACAGGTGCTTGACTATTTACTGGTGCTTGTGGTGCAGCTTGATTTTCTTTTCTAGTGTTAATGAACTGTACAGAGTCAGCAATTACTTCAGTAACATATACCTTCTGACCTTGATTGTTCTCATAGTTTCTTGTCTGAATGCGACCATCAATAGAAACCATCGAACCTTTAGAACAGTAACGCTCTGTATTTTCCGCAATCTTTCCCCAACATACACAGCTAATGAAATCAGCTTCCTGATCATCACTCTTGAAGTTTCTTTCTACTGCCAAGTTGAAAGAAGTGACTGCCTTCCCACTCCCTGTTCTTCTTAGTTCAGGGTCTCTTGTAAGTCTTCCGACTAATAAAGCACGATTAAGCATTAATAGTGTTCCTCCTTGTCTTTTCTTGTCATAAGTTATTATTCTCCTTATCTTCTTCTATGCCATTCGCAACGACCGACACAATAACGAAAACTGCAATTGCAATCACAGATACCACAATAAGAACGCCAACAATCAGCATAACGATAGCAAACACAGAAAATACATTTTCTAATACCTGCAATAAAAACATCTATATCACTCCTATCTGATAAATAAGTAAATCATTAGCATCAATGTAGCAACATAGGCTGCTACTAGGATAAAGAAATCCCTGTTAGCCGTTTTGAGACTTTTGCTTAATTTCAAGTTAGTTTCATGGAGCTCTTTATTAATTTCCTGAGCTTTATATACCGCTTTTTCCAATTCAGTAATACGTTCCAATTCTGTTATATGATTCTGCGACAAATATACGCTTTTCACCTTTAACGGAATATTTTTTCTTTCTCTTTTCAATTCTTGACATTCTTCTTTGAGTTCTTCATATTCTTCTTTCAAAAACCAATACTCTTCTTCTAGCTTGTTATACTTGCCTTCCCAGTCCTCTACGATTTCCTAGACCTGTTCCGATGTATATCTAGTCATATTTACTCGTCTCCTTTCAATTTAAAGTCTTTGATATATCTATCATGATTATGTTGTCTTATATATGATTTCAAATCCCAGTCATTTAAATTGCCTCCCCAAACCCAATAACTTTTCCATAAAATATAAGACTCTGAACATACTTCGCGCCATCTCAATTCGTTTAAATAATCATCGAAACGTAATACCTTAATTTTTTTTACAAAAAAGTCATCACTTAACTTTAACGTTAGAACTTTTAAATCTTTACTTAAGTATTCAGTTTCCCAGTTACCATCATCTTTTAAAAACTGTTCAATTTCTTCATAATTCTTTAGCATGATTATTTAACCCACTCCTTTCACTTCTAAGTCTTCAATGTAATCATCATTTTTATGTGCAGTTAAATATTTCAATAATTCTGTATCTGAAGTATTAGGACTGTAATATAGATCATCAGGATAAAAGAACTTAGTAAACTGCGTATACCATCCACTTTTTTTAAAATATTTATTAAAACCCATCACTTGAATTTTTCTGACATATAATTTAGGTGTTAATTTTAAAGTCAGCATTTTAATATCAGCTGTTAAATACTCAACTTCCCAATTCTTCTCATTTCTTAAGAATGAGGTTCTTTCTTCTTTATTCTTCAGCATCATTGACCACCTCACAGTTATTGAGCACATCTTTAATTGGTGTAGGTGTACTGTCTTCCCATTGAACGAATTGGAATAACTTATTAAACATCACCATGCCGTACATATAACGACCTGACCACCAATCATTAACTTTATTTTTTACTGGTTCGAAATCAAAGATGCAAAGCTTACCATCTTTATTTCTAACGATATACATATGCTTAGTATTGTCAGAAAGATATTTCAAAATATCATATTCCAGTCTTGTTAACTTAACAGTCTCTTTATATTCCGATAAAAGCCATTTCATACGCGGAAAATTGCAACTGCAATCATCTCCTTCATTAAAAATGCAGTCCTCACATTTAAGATCATCACAGCTTCTTGCAATATTTTGTCTATCTTTGCTAACCGCAAAACAATAGCCTCTTTCTGCAATATCTAATATTTCTTTCTTAAACTTTTCAGCGTTTAACATTACTCTGTCACCTCACATGTACCTAGTAATTCATTTATTTCAAATAATTCGCCTTCTCTTAAGAATTCGAACAACTCCTCACAAAGAGGAACACAATTGAGTGGTTCATCTGCTCCGTTCTCAGGAGAGAACCAAGTACCATCCTTATCAATTGGCTTTAATGTGAAGAACGCGATTGTAAAATCATCATCACGTGATACATATTCATACCCTTCAGATAGCATATATTCAAGTAAGCCGTATTCCAGAGCATTCATTTTTATCTTGTGCTTCTGATATAACCATCTAACGATATTGATTTTTGAACACACGAATTTAGCTCTTTTATCTATCAATCCCTTTTTATCAGGACAAAATACACATTTATCGCATGATCCTTCTTCCTTACAGCAGAATAATTCACCGTTTGATTTATCTACCGCAAAACTGAAGCCTCTGGATTTAATTTCATTTGCATAAAATTCAAAATTTGTCATGTTATAAATCCCCTCCTAGTTCTTCCGCTAATCTTCTTAATTCTTCTTTATCTTCTTCAGTTACTCTTTTTTTAAGTTTCTTTTTCTTCTGGTACCATTTCTTTTCTTTTGCTACTGCTAAAGCAAAGTTCTTTAGATTGGTTATTTTCTCAAGTCCATATAGTTTGCATGTTTCTATTACTTCATCGGCTACTTCTTCAAAGTCATTTTCAATAAGAAAAGATTTTAATTCAGACAAGTCAGAGTCACTGACAGACAGTCTTCTTTTATTCTTTATTTCTTTTATTCTTTTATTCTTATTACGTCCTACCTCTTGTCCTACCTCTTGTCCTACCTCTTGTCCTACCTCTTGTCCTACCTCTTGTCCTATTTTTAGGACACTAGGTGAGACACGGTTCTGATATTTATCCCAGTTTTCAACTGTTATAAGAGTGCCTTTTCTAGATATATCTAATTTGATTTTTCCGCACTCTTCTAAGAGGTGAAGATATTTAGTAATGGTGTTTTTTGCCATCCCGCATCTTTCTGATACCTGTCTAAGAGACAAGATACATTGTCCTCTTTTGATAAGCTGGCCATGATGGTAGTAATCAACAGGATTGGCATGAAGAAGGATGTCAATCCAAAGGTGTAGCATTTTTGAATCATGATAGACTTCATCATAGTCCATCATGTATAACTTGATCCATCTTCTTTTTTCATCCATTCCTCATGTCTTCCTTTCTTTAATTAGAACTGTTCGTAATCAAAATTATCATCAAAGTCACCGAATTCAGCATCGCCAAAATCAGTATTGACCATCGCCTCTTCTAGAACCTTGTCAGCTTCTTCATGTTGCTGTGGTGCTTTAGGTGCTGAACTCTCATTTGCGATTGCTTTAGGTGCTTCTTCCTGTGCCTGTGGTTCATCATCGTTTACAAATGTTACAGGAGCATCAACATACTCTTTTGTACCATCGCTATTGATTACTGCCATATCGGCATCAATAGCATTCTGCAGATCAATTGACATGATACCCCACTTGCTGATCAACTGACGGAGCATAGTCTTGTATGCCATTCCGTCAAAGTCTTTAGACCAGAATGTCCAGTTAGTGCCTTTTCTTTTGTCTGCTGCATATCCTTGAGAGTATTTAAGCGCATGGGCTTCCATCTTCTCTTTTGACCAGTACATAGTCTTTCTGAAGCCGTTTGTATACTCGAACATTGCATAATAGCCGACTGTCTTAGCGTTCTCTCTTACAAGTTCATCATCAATTAATCTGACTTCAATCTCTTCATTAAGAGGGTCATAACGGATTAATTCCCCTTCTTTGATTGAAATAACATTTAATTTTCTATACTGTCCACTTCTGATAGCTAGCTGAATGTAGCCTTTATAACCTAACTGGAACTGTGCCACTGTTCCTCTCTTAGTCTTATAAGGTACAAAGTAGTACTGTCCTAACTGGGGAGAAGGAGATAAGTTGAGCGCTTCACCAAGGAATGCGGCAGTAATGATACTATTAGGCTCACACTCCTGAAGCTTTGGATCATTGACAACTGTAGAAGTAATAGAAGCAATGAAACGTGTTCCATTCTTACCGCCAACAACATCATTGATTTTTCTCTGTACTGCTGGGCTTGCGATAAAAGTACTGAATTTTGCTTTGTTTGTGTCTTTTCTTAAACTGTTTTTAACTGTCATTGTTATTTACCTTCTTTCTTTCTAGGGAATCTTAAATCATAATCGAAACAACCATCATATTTGGCTTTGAGATAGTCTAGAGATGTTTTTAATTCATTTAGTGCAGCATTTGTTCCTACGATTTTACCAACCAACATCTTTAAAGGTTCATTTTCTTCTGGAGAAGCATTTACGGGATTATCCTGCTGCTTAACTTCTTTCTTCTTGGCTTCTTCTTCCTTTTGATGTTCCTGTTCATCTCGTCTATTGATGATTTCTCTAAATCTTCTTTCTAGGAGTGGCTTAATGTCTTCAAAAGAGCCGTCTCTTAACTTATCTTTATAGACACTTACATCAATCATCTCTTGATCAACATCAGTTTCTTTACATCTAGCCTCTAAATAGATGTCTAAAGACTCACAGCGCTGCATATATGATTTATATGTTTCTTTAGTTCTTTCACATTCATTCTTGATTGCATCTACCAATGCTTTGGTAGGCTTCTTATTGTTTATGAACTTCTTCAATGAGTACCAGCGTGGATCTACAGAGAAAACCTTAGTTGCACAATATCCATCGAAATCATCTCTTTGTACATAGTCATTAAGAGCCTTATTACAGAGTTTTCTTACAACCATTTCATTCTCTGCTACTTCCTTGTCTGTGAATTCCTTAATATCACTAGATAATGAACTAATAGAAGCATCGAACATTTTAAGAACTTCTTTCATATCGTTCTCAAAATCTGTGTAGACTTTCATTGCTTCTTTTTTGACTGCCTTTTTGCTTTCATTGACATTATCTTTTTCCTTCTTCAGTTTAGAAACAACGTCAGATAACTCTTTATAGTTGTCTGCAGTCACTACAATGCCGTCATAGCGCTTCAAATAAGACTTTACAGCCTCTTTGAACTGTTTTACGTTACATCCTTCAATCTGCGCTGGAATGACCTTCACAACACTTAAACTAGGCATTTCAGCCACTTCATTGACATCTGCATCAATAGGCTGTGTATCTTCTTCCACTGCATCCTGATACTTTACTAATTCATAGCTTTCAGCGTGTTCTTCTTTTAATGCGACTACTGATCCGTCTGGTGCAACTGCGATAACTGCACTCACTGCACCGAAAGGCCACTCAAGCCCTTCAACTTTCTTTTTGTCATCTGCGAGCATGACTTTGAGAAGCTCAAAATCAATCTTATCTGTTTCGATTCCGATGTGACCGCCATAGAGACGGTCTTTAATTTCTTGTTTAAATCTCATTCTTTTTCTCCTTTTTTATTCCTCTATGCGTTTAAAGCGATAAGTCCTTCAATAACTTTCATGTATTCTTGCTTCTGGTCTTCTGGTAGTTCATCTCTTAAGCGTCTCCATAAAGTGGTTTCCCCAACTCCTAGCGCTTTACACAAATCCCATTGAGTAAGTCCATTATCCTTTAACATGTCTTTAATATCTTGATTAGCTCTTTTTCTAGTCTTCATTCTTTTTTCTCCTTTAAATAAAATTTGGTTCAATATCTTCCACGATGTGCTTTTGCCAGAAGGATTCTTCATCTGCTTCTAGCTGCATTAGATCTAAAAGCACCTCGCTTCTTTCAATTCTTCTAATGATTGTTTTTGTCTCGTCGCACCACGGCATCATAGCAATAGCGAATAAGACAACGAACTCAGCACCTGTCACGTTCATATAATGAAGGCACTGGCAGTAATACGATTGAGGCATCGAATCATCGCCCCACTCTTCCTGGAAGTACTGCCACTTGTTAATAGTGGTTGACTTTATTTCAAGTATTCCGCTTGATCCATCTTCCTTACGAATGAGAGCACCATCTAGATTGGCTCGCATCCAATCCTTATCTTTCCTGGATAATGAATAATCCTTTGTATCAATGACTTCATAGTCATCGCCATAGAGTGCTTCAAATAAGTTGAACATGACAGGCTCTAGACGGTTTCCCATCTCAATGGCATGGTTTGAAACCTGAGGCCTCCTTTGTCTATTTGTTTTGTCTTCCCAGAGTTCGTGAAGAGTGGTGTAGCGGTTGACGCCTTCGATTATTCCAGCATCTGAACCGCCGATACCTTTTCTTCTCTGAGAGAGCCACCCTTCTTTTGTCTTGGGAATCTCTTCATAGATGCAGTCGAACAATCCTTTGAAGGAAATCATCGCATTTCCTCTAAAGCTGCGATTACATCTTTAATTAGAGCCATGCCGCTGTCACCAGTGACATCGATAAACATTTCTGCGTTACCTTCATAAAGTCTGACAGTGACCTCTTCATTGCCGTTCTTGTCCTTGTGATATAGCATTTCTGCTATTTCATCTTTCCACTTTCTAGTTCTAGTGAGAGTCTCAAACAGGCTCTCTAGAATATCTTTCTTATTCTCCATCTATGTAATCCCCTCCGAACAATCTATCTAGCGCTTCTAAGATATCAGAGACTGCATTTGCATCCCCTAATGGTCCAAATGCCTCAATTGCATCATCTGGACATTTGTATACCTTGTTTAAAATTCTAACGAATTCCTTTTTTTCTCTTTCGCTATCAAACCCATTAGTGAAGCGTCCTTCTTTTGCAGCTTTAACGATGTAAGCAAATAGCAAGAGGTAATGCCATGTGTTTCCTGTTCCTGTTACCTCACAGTTCCCGTCTTTAATCTCAAGGTGTAGGAATGGTGTTTCTATGTGTTTGATCATGTTATTTATCCCCCTTTAATCCGATGTATTCTAGAAATAGGATGTTTAATCCCAATGAGAAAGCACTTGAGACATGTACAGCTGTACTATCCCAATTTGTGCCTGATGTGATCATTGAGATAACTGTGCCTAGGACAAATGCGTTAAATGCAATTAATAAGATTCTTTTACTATTCATAATTTCCTCTTTCCGTGATATACTTATCACTGTCTGATTTTTATCAATCTTTTCCTAGATTGAGCGGAGCACACGATGGCTGTCGTGTGTTCTTTTTTTGTGCTCATAAGCACTTAGCGCCAAAGAAAGCATTTATTTGATCAACAGACAAATTATTTAAAAAGGATTGATATATTCAATGTAAGATACACATACGAAGGGTATTTCCAAAAAAATGAAAACGAAACATTCTACAATAATATTATTTGCCTTCTTTGGCTTTAGGTGCCTACGAGCAACTAAAGCTACTTATTCAATTGTCTTTCTTTTAGTGAGCTCCTCTACCACTGCTGCGATTAACTTATCAGAAGGAGCTCTATAATAATTGTTCATGTAATCCATGAAAGCCTTTCTAGGGATGTAAGTACTTCTTTTACCTGAGTCATGTTTTACTACTGACCCAGGCATTACGCCCTGTTCTATAGCGTTTAGGATGAAGTCTCTACTTTTCTTAGTGATTCTCATGACTTCCTCAACGCTGATACTCCATTCATCCATGATGATCACTCTCCTAATTCTGCTCAATGATTGGAAGAATACCGTTCTTTCTAAGAAGTTCATACAAGAACAATCTTCCTTTCTGCGTCCATTCTGTTTGCATTCTCACATCAGAACGGCCGTCACTTCTTGTGATATTGATAGTTCTAGAATGCGTGTAGCCTTTGTTCTGATATTTGCTATATAGAAGCCACTGGCCACCTTGCTTATACTGAACACCCAATTCATGAAGTTTCTTATTCATCGTTGGGGCTCCTAGTCCATAATCTTTAGCAATCTGAGAAATCAATACTAGTGACTTGCTCTGAAGGATCTGATCATAATAATCAGCCTTTGGCTTTAATTCATTTAGCTGCTGATCCTTCATCTTGTTTTCAAGTTCTAGTTTCTCATTTGCCTGAAGAAGCGCTTGAACTTGCTTTCTTGAATATTCAAGAGCCCTGTTCATTACAGCTTCTGGACTGTTCCACTTTCTTTCAAGTTCCAAGAAGTACTGTCTGATCTGTTTACCCTTCTCACTTCTTTGGATCATTGCAATTTCTTTTGCCATGTCTAGAGTGATTTCATAGTCAGTTGAGGGTCTTCCACCTTTAGGGTTTTGGACATTTTTGTCCATAACCTCTCTATAATCAAAATTTTGATTAAAACCATATTCAGTCATTCTTAGAAACCATTTTTTAAAAGGTGTTTCAATTTCCAAGAATTCATGTAGTTCTCTTGCTGACAGTGTGATTCTGTCACTGTCATAATTAACTCTTAATAATTCGTTCATTTCTTTTTTCTCCTTTCTTGAATGTGCATTGTGAATGAACATTTTGATTAAAAAAATTATTCTAAGATAATGTCTTCAACTTTTACGTTACAGGCAAGTGCTATCTTAATAATTTCTTTAGCTAACCAATTTCTTTTACCTTGTTTCTTTTTGGCGTAGGTATCTGGATTCATTCCGACGAATTTAGCGAATTGGACTTGGTTCATATTCATTCCGACTCGCAATTGTTTAATTGTATATCCCATCGTTTCCTCCTTTCTTGTTCATCTACAATGCACATAATACATCATCATTTGTCTATTGTCAATGCACATCGTATATTTTTCATGTTATTTGTACAATTTGAATGCACATACGTAGAGTTTTTTGCTATAATATTATCAGAAAGGTGGTGAAACAAATGAGTGATATTGATGTTAGAATTGGAAGGAAACTCCAAAAAATAAGAGAATCTAAAAATCTATCACTTAATGATGTTGGACTAAAAGTAGGTAAAGCAAGAAATACTATTCATGCATATGAAAAAGGGAAAATATCAATAAGTGTAGATGCCTTGAATTCTATTTGTAATGTATTAGATTGTTGTTTTGTAGATGTATTGAATGAAATCGTGCAAGATATAAAAAGAGAAGAAAAATAAAATACGGTCATTTTCAGTCATAAAAATGGTCGCAAACACTTGTAATTAAAAAAGGAGAAGGGAAAAATGAAAGAAAAGAAAATGACATGGCAGAAGATACTGCTTATTATATTTTTTTGGCCATTCGCTATTATTTATTATGGTGGTAAGTATCTAATTAAGTTTTATAAGTCTAGCAAGTATACAGTCAAACAGAAAGTTATATACACTATTATCGGTGTATGTGTGCTTTCAGCTTTAGGGGCTATTTCAGCTTCATCATTAAATCCAGAAATAGAAAAAGTAACAATATCAGACATAACCCTATATAAGGGAACAACAAAAAAAATAAAATCTAAAATAACACCTGATAAGGTAGTAGTTAAAAACATTGAATATACTAGCTATGACCCTAATATCATTTCTATCAGTGGTAAAGGAAATATTGAAGCAAAAAATGAAGGTACAACTACCGTTGTATGTAAAGTAACTGACGATAATGAAAAAACTGTCAAATCAAACAAATTTAAAGTAATTGTTGAACTTACAGAAGAGCAAAAAGAAGAACTGAGAAAAAAAGCTGAAGAAGAAGCATTAAAGGCAGAACAGGAACTTCAACAAAAGAGAAATTCGCTCTCACTAGACGAAGCAATCCGTATAAAGGATGAATGTGAGCAGATTGTCAATCAGATTCTTAACGCACCTAGTACTGCAGACTATCCAGGAACTTGGTATGATCCTCTGAAGGATTGGGGAATGAGGAAAGTGAATAACCTTGTAACAGTATCATCATACGTTGATGCTCAGAATCTTTTTGGGTCTAAACCGAGAACTTATTTTGTTATGCAGTTTAGAATGAACGATGACGGAAGCGGAAACCTATCATATTTTAAATTTGGTAATCAAGTAGTTACTGGTTCTTATAGTAATTAAGCAAATAAAAAAAGACCCTCAAAATATGATATGATGACCTCCCAGTAGACAGTGCAAATAATTAAAAGCACTGTTTGCTGAGGAGGTTTTCTTATGGGAAGAAAAAGTAAGTTTTCTAA